CAACAGATCCTTCGAGATCCAGTAGAACCGCTTCTTGCGAGGAAGGTCCAGGAACGTAGCCTTGATCGGGAACCCGGCGAAGTCATCGATGGGAAGCTCGATCGAAGAGTCACGCTCGACGGCAGCCTTCGGGGCGTAGAACGCCAGCGCGGTGTCGCCGTCCACGATCCAGACCAGAACGGCCTTCTCGATCGGGGGGTTCTCACCGGGCACGCCCACGACGCCGTTGACGGAGGTGTCAAGGTCGCCGTAGTATAGGTTCAGCGCGTCCACGTCGAACTGCTCGAGCCGAAGCATGATGTAGTCTTCTTCAGGCTCGTTCGGCATGACCTCACGGAGAGCCTTACGCTGCCACGTACCGCGCAGCTTCGGCTTGCCACCGGAGAACCCGAACTCGGGCATCTTCTCGCGGGAGGTGTGGCCGACCATCTTCCAGGTAAGGGCCGCTGTGGTAGTCGTCACCGTAGCGTGCGGCGTGGAGCCACCGGTCAGACCGGCGTCCACAACCGTAGCCGTAAGGGTCTCGCCTTCCAGCGCCTCGCAGAACGTGACGGTGATGGTGCCAGCGGGGAGCGCCGCACCGGCGACCGAGGTGTTGTCAGCGCCAACCGAAGCCAGAGCCTCCACAAGAGTCTGAACCTGGTCCGGGGTAGCGTTCCACGGGATGGTGGCCGGGGTGTCGCCGGAAGCGAACTTGACGGTGAACGATCCACCCGTCGGGGTACCCGTCACCGCGAAGGTGACTGTCTGGCAGCCGAACAGCTCGGGGTCGAGCGTGTCGACGTCGTCGGGGGAAGGAGCAGCGGTGCCCACGTCAGCCGTGAACACATACCCCTTTGCAGCTACAACAACTGCGTTGTCATCTAGAGCCATATTGCTCTATCTCCTTGGTTATGAGGTGGGTCGGGGTGGTCTTACCCCTAGTTGGATGAGACCCTGGACCCGCCAGGAGTCTTGGAACGGGGAGCCGAACTGTGTGGCCCCCATAGTCTCTTTGATGGAACTCAGGTGACCGACGTCAGGAACAACAACCTGGCGTTCGACCGCGTCGTAGAGGGCTTCCAGAGCATCCTCGTACAGGTTCTCCGTATCAGGGAGACTCACTGCGCCGAACGCGGTCATCTCGACCACGGTCAGGCCCAGCTTTGTGGGGTGATTCCTGTTTCTCGAACCCCCGATTCGACGGAGGTGAATCAACGGGAAATCTCGGTAGTCGATCTCGGGGATCCACGTACCGCACTTGACAGCAGGCACCCGGTTAGCGATAGCCGGGTAAGCGTTGAGGATAGGCAACATCACCGTCTGAACTCTTGGCAATGCGGGCAAGCTCTTCCTCCTTACGCGATACCTGACGCTCTGGTCAGGATGTACAGGCCCTCGGGCGACTTCGTTATATGCCCGTACCTTTCCGGGGCGAAGTACCCGGATGGGCTGTGTCCGAACTCCATCGCCAACGGGTTAGGGCCTTCGAGGTTGACGAACGAGTCGACGTCACCGTGGGACTTGGTTATCTCGTACCGGTGCCCGGTGGAAGCGGGATCTCCGATGTTCACCCAGTGGGTGGTGGATCGAGCCTCCATGAGGAGGCCGTCCGCTACACCGTGGATCTCTTCGGCCTTTTTGGCCACCGTCTCGCGAACACCGTCTATGTGAGAGACGACGATGTTCATAGCGTGGTCACCGATCAGTTGCACCGGCACTTGTAGAGCCTCCTCGTTTGATAGAGAACTCCTGGTGCTGAGTGCGCCGGGAAGACTGGTAGACCTGCGGGAATCCGTAGATCGAGAACAACTGGCCGTTCCACAGCACCTTCGCCTGGGGCCCTAGCTGGGACGTGTCGAACGAGCGAGGAAACCTGATCCGGTAGTCCTGCTCTGTATAGAACCCTTTGTCGTTCTGCTCCGCGTCCCTGCGGGCCGTACCGGTCATCGTGATGAGCTGTACTCGGCCTACGGTGTCGATGCCGACGTCCGATGCTTTGGTCTGGGTGTTCCCGTCCTCGTCTGTGACGACGACCTGCGGGTAGACGGTGATCGGGACGTAGTGCGCCCCGCCGTCCAGGAGGCTCACCAGAGCCCCCATCCAACCTCACGTGGGAAGTGGGGCAGACAAATCTTAGGCTCCATCGAGAAGAACCCCTGGCGAAGACCGAGGATAGCCCATTCGCTGGGCAGGATCTCCAGGTTTCCTGAGGCTAGCTGGGAGCTGAGCTGGTAGGTGTAAGAACCGTCCGTCTCGGACATGTAACCCTCTGGGTTACGGGCGAGCCGTAGTACGGCGTCGGACTCGACCTGGACGACGTCCGCCTGATCTATGGTTCCGGCGGTGATCTGGTCAGCCAAGTCGGGGATTCTCTTGAGTATCAACCGCTCGACGTCAGCGAGCCGGGTGGTGATCAAAGTGAGGATCGCCGTGTCGGTAACCGACTGACCCCACCTGTTGGTGACGTCTGTGGCTGTTGCGTAGGTCATGACCCTCCTTGGAAGCGGAGGGGGGCCTAAGCCCCCCTCCGTTCGTTGTCAAGAAAATCAGCTGAGGCTGACGTTGTGGCCAGCCGAACCACCTGTGGTGGAGTCGTCAGCGACCGAGAAGGCGTCACCGGAGGTGATGGTGAACGTACCGTCCGTCGCGGTGCCAGTGACAACCGCGTCAGCAACACCCGCGTTAACCAGCGCAGTCTGCAGCTCCGTCTTGGTCGGGTGCGACCAAGTGCCAGCGGACGAGGTGTTCGTGATGGCAGCCGTGGTACGCTTGGTACCGTCGATCCGCTCACCACCAGCAGCCAGCTTGAAGGTACCACCGGTACCGGTGCCCAGCGACAAGTGAGTCGTACGCGGCTTGGTGAAGCCGACGAAGCCGTTCACGTCGCCCAAGATCCAGCCGAAGGTGACCTCAACCAGGATCGCAACCTGGTTGGTTTGCCACATAGAGTAGGTGTTGGAGCCGTCCGTGATCGAAGCCTCGTTGGTCATCTTCACGCGGATCTGGTCTGCGAAACCGTAGGCCAGTTGCTGGAAGTCGCCACCGACCGCGACCAAGCCGCTGTCGGGAGCCGCACCCAGGTCACCGCGAACAGCGCGACCGAAGTGAGCCGGGAGGCCCATGATCGTGGCAGTCGTGGTGGACAGGTCCAGGATGCCCTGACCGCGAAGCGAGGTGTCAGCCAGCGCGGGGCCGACGACGCCGGGGATACCGGACGACACCGGAACCTGCTCCCGCAGAAGCTGCGAACGGAAACGCGGGTCGACAGCCCAACCGTCGAAGTTGAACTTCGGGCTCTCGTTGACCAAGTCGTAGCCGTCCAGCAGGCCCTGGTAGTAGCCACCAGCGCCGGTTGTCGGGTTGTACGGGGCCAGAGCCACCAGGTTCGGGCTGTTGGCGACGACGTTGGTGCTGTCGATGCCTTGCAGCGCGGTACCCGTCAGAGGCGACAGGCCGTGGAACACAGCCAGGTCGATACCACGACCGATGGCGTAGGCCAGGTCGGCCTGCAGCTCGGTGTAGAGACCCAGCGGGTTCTTGGTGGCGAACTCCTCCGAGACAGTGACGATCGTCGCCAGCTTGATCGGGGAGAGAGTCTTGTAGCCCCACGCCACACCGGTCAGCGGCTTGAGGCCACCTTCACGCTCGGCGTTGGAGGTGCCGGTACCGACCTGACCGACCTCGGGACGCTTCAGCGTAACCGGGATGTTGGTCTGGCCGTACTGGACCGGGATGTTCCGACCCAGCTTCATAACCAGCGAGTGCTCTTGAGCCTGGTCGAAGATGGGGCCGGTGATGATCGGAGGCAGAAGCTCCGAGGGGATGTTCCCGTAACGGCCCTGGTTGTTTACCCCGAGGGTGTTGGGAGCAAGCTCATTGATCTGAGCCATGTTTTACAACTCCTTATTTGTGGAATAGCTTGGCGCTCAGCATTTCTGCGAACACCGCAGCTGGATCATTTGGGGCGGGTCCGCCGCCACCTTGGCCCTGAGAGCGGTCAACCGCTGGGCGCGGGGCGTTGGTACCACCGAACATCGACTTGAGTTCGGCGGCATGTGCCGACATCTCCTCTACCGTGCCGCCTTTCAGGCTGTTGGCGAAGGTCACTATGTGATCCCTCGGTACGTCAGCTTGGACGGTCACGAACAGACGGTCGAACTCGTTCTGCACCGAAGCCTGAGCGGCTACGGCTGCTGCCTTCTCACCAGTCAGCGCAGTGACTTGTTCCTCCAGACCCTTCCGAGCGGCCTTCTCCTCACGGAGCTGAACCCGGTAGTTGGCTGCCTCTAGGTTCGCGGCAGAGATCTGATCTCGAGCCCACGAG